CACGTACAAAAAAACGCATTTAGTCCATGGTCGAACCCGAAGCCACCGTCCGTCAATACGCCGCCGACGTCGTGAGCGGCCGAATCCCCGCCGGCAAGTGGGTCTACGCTGCGTGCTCTCGCTTCAATCGAGACCTCGAGCGCACCGATATCGTGCTCGAGTGGAAGCGCGTCGCCGACGCATTCGAGTTCATCGGCGGGCTGTCGCTGGTGGGTGAGGCCGACGGCGAGCCGTTCAAGTTGCACCCGTGGCAATCGTTCATCGTGGCTAACCTCGTCGGCTGGCGCACTGTGGAGGGCCGCCGACGGTTCACGATGGGGATCATTCAAGTGGCGCGTGGCAACGGCAAGACGACGCTCATGGCGGCGCTCGGGCTCTACGACTTCATGAGCGGCGCCGGCAAAAGAGTGCACGTGCTCGCAAACAAGGTCGAGCAAGCGCAGATCCTCGTCGACACCGCGCGCACGATGGCGCGTCGGCTCGACGATCCGAGCGTGAAGGTCAAGATGTCCGACCTAACGCGGCCGGATGAGGACTGCGAGTTCAACGCATTGACGTCGCGTGAGTCGTCGCTTGACGGTCTGAACCCGTCGCTGTGGATCGCCGACGAAGCCGCGGAGTACCGCGGGAGCGTCTTAAACAAACTGATTACGACCGGGATGAAGCGCAAGGAAACGCTCGGCGTCATCATCTCGACGCCTGGCAGCAACACGGAAAGCCACTACGAAACGCTTTGCTCGGGCGCTCGGGCCGTGCTCTCGGGAGAAGCTGAGGACGATGCGACGTTCGCCATGCTCTACGGCATCGATCAGAACGACGACATCGCCGATGAGGCGGCGTGGCCAAAGGCGAATCCTGGCATGCAGTACGGGCAACCGGACGCGGCCAGCATCCGCCGGCTCTACAACACGATGAAACGAGATCCGGGCCAGCGCTCAGAATTCTGCCGCTATCACTGCGCTCGGCTCAACGAGGACGTCGGCGGGTGGCTCGAAATGTCGTACTGGCCGACGGCAACCGTGGTCGATTGGGGCGCTCAACGCAAGCGGCAAGCGTGGGTCGGCATTGACTTGAGCAAGTCGCTCGACATGTCGGCCGTCGTTGTGGCGATCCCCCAAGAGAACGGCAACATCTTGCTCCGTGGCCACTACTGGTGGCCGAGAGCGAACGTGGCGCAGCGCGAACTGGATTACCGCATGCCGATCCGCCGCTACGCTGACGAAGGCAAGATCAACTTGACGCCGGGCGCCGAGATCGATCACGAAGCCATAGCACAGAAGATGGCCGAGATTATCGCGGAATTCGACGTGCAACTTGTCGGATATGACCGCTGGGGGGCGTCGTACCTAGCGCAGCGGCTTGCCGAAATCGGTGCGCCGATCCAAGCCTACAGCATGGGGTCGAGCACGTTCGCGCCGGGCTGCCAGTTGTTTCAGAACTTGTGGGTCGGGCGCAAGTTGGTGATCGGCGACGATCCGATCCTGCGGCGCGCGTGCGCCGAAGCCATCCCGAGAACGGGGATGACCGGCTACGTGCGACCCGAGAAGCCGAGAGACCACAGCGCCATTGACCCGCTGGTGGCTTCGATCATGGCCGTGCATTGCTGGGGAGGAAAGCGCAGCAGTTGTTACGAATCCGAAGTTTAGTCCGAGACACGACGGCAGAAACTTGTCGCAATGCGCAACATGTTGCGCAGTCTGCTACAGCGTTGGTTGGGGCACTGGGGGACGCACGGCGTCATCCTCCCGACGTCGTTTGACGTCGCGGGTATGCCAACGATCACGCCGGGCACGGCGCTCGCATATACGCCCGTCTACCGCGCGGCCTCGCTCATCGCCAACGACGTGGCACGCGTGCCGCTCGACGTGAGCGAGCGCACCGCGAACGCGTTGTTGCAGCAACCTAACCGATGGCAAAACGGCTTCGAGTTCCGTCGAGCGCTCACGATGCAAGCGCTGTTGTACGGCAACGCGTTCGCCGTGATCAACCGCACGCTCGGCGGCGAGTTGCTTGAGTTGCTTCCGCTCGACATCGAAAGCGTGTCGCTCGATCTCACGAAGCCTGAGCCGGTCTACAAGACGCGGCTCTACGGTGACGTGCCGATGTCCTCGATGCTGCACCTACGTGCCGTCGGCCTCGATGGCTTGTGGGGTGAGTCGCCAGTTCGATTGTGTCGCACGTCGTTGCAGATTCTCGCTTCGCAAGAAAACTCACAACTCGAAGTAATGAAGAACGCGGGCAACCCGAAGTTGGCGTTCGTGCATCCGGGCCCGCTGAGCGAAGGCGCTCGGCAGTCCATCAGCGAGAAGTTCTTGCAGCATCATGCTGGCGCCGAGAACGCGGGCAAGCCGCTCGTGCTCGCCGAAGGCATGCGCGTCGAGCGGATTAGCAGCACGCTCGACGACGCTGGCATCGCCGCGGCTCGACGCTACAGCGTTGAAGACGTCTCGCGCATCTATGGCGTGCCGACGTCGTACCTGAGCGAGCACAGTGCGAACGCGTACGGCTCGATGGAATGGCTGTCTCGCATGTACGTGGACGCGTGCCTACAGCACTGGTTCTCGACGTGGGCGGCCGAGATCGTGGCCAAACTCGCACCGTTCGGAGAAGCGACGTTCGACGCTGACATGATCTCTCGGCCGTCGCTTGCCGAGCAAATGGCAGCACTCCGCACTGGCGTTGAGTCGGGCGTGATCACGCGCAACGAAGCGCGCGGGTACCTGAACCTTGCGCCGCTCGACGGGCTCGATGATCCGATCCTCGCCAAGAACATGGGCACGGGCGGCGGCACTACCAACATCGGCGCTGACACCAGCGCGGGGAGCGTCGATGACTTCGCTTGAACGTCGCAGCGTCACCATCGGTGCAACAGCGGGACGCACGCTCTCAGGGCTCGCGATTCCGTACGGCAAGTGGTCGCGTGAGATCAGCGAGCCGTTTAACCCGCAGTTCCGAGAGCGCATCGCGCGTGGCGCATTTGGCGACCTTGCCGGCGCCGACATCAAACTGTTGTTTAACCACAACGCAAGCGCGTTGCTCGCTCGCACGCGCAGCGGCACGCTCACGCTCAACGACACCGCGAGCGGACTGCGCTTCACCGCGGATCTCGCCGAGACGAGCGTCGGCAACGACGTGCGCGCGTTGCTCGAGCGCGGAGACCTGAGCGGAGAGATGTCGTTTGGCTTCTACGTCGATCGCGACGAGTGGAACCCGCGACGCACCGAACGCACCGTCACCGCGGCTCGACTCGTCGAGCTCAGCGTTGTTGTCGATGCCGCGTACGGCGACAAGACCTCATCGAGCCTGCGGAGTGTTTCCGCGGCTGCCATTGAAGCCGCGGCGCTGCGGCTCGAGATTCACAAGCACAGGATGCACCATGTCTGACGAACTGAACACGATTGAGAACACCGTTCACGAGTACCGTAAGACCCTCGAAGGCTTCGCCGCGCGCACTGGCGCGAAAACCCATCACGTTGAGATCCGCGGCAGCGGCGAAGAGCGCGAGAAGATCGCGCGCATCGATGCCGACCTTGACACCGTCGAGCGTGCAGCAAACGACCGTGCAGCACTTCGCGCAGCGCAAGAGCGCTTGAAGGCACTTGAGGAAGAGCGAGCACAGCCGCAGTTCAGCGCACGCGCGCCGAAGGTTGCCGACGTCAAGCACGATCTCTCGAGCCCTGAATACGCCAAGCGTTGGCTCTCCGCCGTCGCGCGTGGCGACCAAGCCGAAATGCGTGCGCTCTCAACGGGCACCACTGGCGCCGGCATTCCGACCGATCTCGAGCGCCGCATTGTCGAGCGCATGTACATGGCGAACGTTCTGCGCACGATGTCGCCTGTGACCTCGATCGACTCGAAGCGCACGATCACCGTTGAAGGCAACTTGCCAGCGACGAACCTCGTTGCCGAAGCTGGAGCGATCACTCCGGCCGATCCGTCTTTCGGCACTGCGATTAGCGTGGTGCCGTACAAGTACGTCTGCGCAACTCAGATGTCCCAAGAGTTCATCGAGGACGCGATCGGCCAAGGTGGCATCGGCAGTGGACTCGATTGGGTTGCGTCGCGCATCGGTCTCTCGATGGGCTTGAAAATGGAAGAGGCGTACACCATCGGAAGTGGATCGAGCCAGCCTGAAGGTGTGGCGGGCTCTTCGATGAACACCAAGTTGGTCGCGTTGTCTCAAGTGAACGACCAAGGCGGAACCGCGATCACCGCGTTCACCGACGCCGACAAGGTGATTGATACCGTGCACCTCGTGCCACCTCAGTACCGCAACTCGCCGCGTTTCCAGTGGCTGTTGTCTGACACCATGCTCCGCCAGATCCGCAAGATGAAGGTGAACACGACCGATTACATTTGGAAGGTGAGCGAGACCGCGGGTCTCTCGGGTGGCGTGCCCGGCACCATCTACGCCGTGCCGTACCGCGTCGGTCAATACGTGCCGACCACACAGACGAACAACCTCGTTTGGGCTGTTGTCGGCGACTTCAACTACTTCGAGATTTTCGACCGCACCGGCATGACGTCGCTCGTCGATCCGTACTCGGCGGCAAGCACGCACCAGGTCACTCTCTACACCTACGCGCGCACTGATTCCAAGATCATGCTCGCGAACGCGTTCGCTGCGATTACCTGCTGATTTCAGCAGTTCACGAAGCGCTTTTTCTTACCTCGCTCGCGTTGGGGGGAAACCCCCAGCGCGGGTTTCATGGCTGCGACACCCATACCAATCGACATTCTTAAGACGCGTTTGCGCATTGACGTAGACGCCGACGATGTCATTCTCACGACGCTATGTATCGCAGCCGGCGAAGTGATCGAGCGCGAAACTGGCGTCTCGCTTGCGAGCGAAACGCGCACCGCGAAACTCGACAAGTGGCGTCGCTTTGTGCTGCCAGTTCAGCCCGTGGCGTCGGTCACGTCGGTGACGTACTACAACGGCAACAACGTGCTCACGACGATGCCAACGGCAGATTGGTACGTCGACGACACCGACAGTCTGACGGCGTTGCAGTTCAAGGAAACGCCCGAGATATACGAAGGCACCTACCCGACCGTGACCTACGTCGGCGGCTATGCGCAAGTGCCGCACGCGTTGCAGCAAGCAATCGTCGGTCTCGTGGGCGCGTGGTACGCCAACCCCGATGCAACCTCGGTGGCGTCGCTCGCGGAAGTGCCATTGTCTCTTAAGTACATCTTGAACGCGTACAGCGCGCGTGGGGCGCTTCGATGATCGGCAGCGGCCGACTTCGCTTCCCCGCATCGGTGCTGCAACCGAGCGCAACAACCGACGATCTCGGCCAGCGCAACGGCACGTTTAACGATCTCACTGCGGCAGCGCCTGGGAACCCTCCGTTGTGGGTGGATCTCCGCACCGACTCGGCAGCCGAGCAACAGTACGCGGACGGCGTCGCAACGGTGAGGCGTGCCGAGATTCGATGCCGTTGGAACTCGCTGCAAAAGTGGGGCATCGACGAAACGTTCCGTCTCGTTGTGCGCGGCCGCACGTTCCGTATTGCTGGCATCACCAACCTTGATGAACGCGACATGGTCGCCGTGATCGAAGCCGAGGAGGTTGTATGAGCCTCGAAGCAGCCATCCGCAACATGCTCGACAACACGCCGCAACTCGCCGCGTATCCGATCACGCACGGGTATAGGCCACAACTGAGCACGTTGCCGGCGATCACGTACGAAGTGACCAGCAACGAGCGCAGCGCCGTAGCGCTCTACTGGCAAGCCGTCGTCGACGTTCGCGTGATCGCGACGACGACTGACGCGGCGCTCGATATTGCGGCG